TTTAAAAAAATTGAATGCTATGACTGACAGCAAATTGCAAAATTTATTAATAATGTTATAATGGCAATAGATAAAGATACACAAAAGCTTTTATTATACGCTGGTATTGGTGCTGGTGCTTATTTTTTAATACTAAAACCTTTATTAATAAAATTAGGTGTAGTAAAAAGTCCATTGGAGCAACAGCAAGAAAAATCACAAATAGAAAATATTGATAATTATATTAATAATTCTTTAAAAATACAAAATCCAACTAAATCAAAAGGAGAATGGCAAATTATAGCAAATCAAATATATAACGATCTTAAATTTAGTGGAATTGCCGATAATAAAGCAGATGCTGGATACCAAGTATCAAGAGTTCAAAATGATGCCGATATTGCTGTATTAATACAAGTTTTTGGAATGAGGCAAGAAAGTTTTTTTGGTATTAATACTGGTGGTTTACAAAATTTACCACAATTTATAATAGGTAATTTAAATAAAAACGATATTGCAAAAATTAACGATAATTATGCTCGTAAAGGCATTAAATTTAGATTTTAAATGTGTATAAATAAATAAGATTAAAAAAAAACTATGAAAAATAAAAATTTATTGTTATTACTAGGTGCTGGATTGGCATATTACTTTTTTTATAAAATGTATGCAAAAAAAACTACTACTAATGATGTTAAAAAACCAATAATATCACCAGTACTAAATGATTTAACTCCTAATGCAAATAATGTAATTAATGTTTTAAATTTACCAAGTCCGCCATATAGAGTAGATAATGTAAAGACAGCAGAATTAGATTATACACCAAATACATATCAAACTTTTTATGGAAAAATCAACGGACAAGATTACAAAGTTCCTAGTACTTGCTAACTTTTTTAACCTTTATAAAATAATACAATGGCTAATTTTAAATTAAGTGCTGGATATATAGAATATGATGTAAATTTTATTACTTACGATCAAAATGGTTTTATTACAAGCAGTTGTAATACAATTACATTTTTTAACTTAGGTAGTAATTTAGTTACAATAGAGCAAGTACCTTTACAGCAAGGTCAAAGTTTTTCAATAGACGGAAATGCTGGAGAAATAATTAGAAAACAATTTTTAGCTACATTTACCGGTGCTGGTACTAATCAATTACTTACAATACAGAAAAATTATTTATAATGCCTATTAATAACGGGGTTACTAATCAAAAAGGTACTCCAGCTTTTTATAGTGATACTTTTGCAAATCGACCAGCTTTTGGTTATGCTGGTAGAGTATTTATAAGTACCGATTCCGGACAAATTTTTGAAGATACTGGTACAGCTTGGACTTTAATTGCAGATGCCGGTGTTGGTGGTGGCACGTTAAGTTCAGTTTGTTTAAATGGTAATACAACCGCATCCGGTATTGTTATTACCGCTAATGGTTTAACCGCTAATTCTATTATTAAAAGTGGTGGTACATCAAGTCAATTTTTAAAGGCAGATGGATCTGTAGATTCAAATACTTATTTACAAAATGGTGGTTATTTAAATGGACAAGTTTTATTTGGTACGACTGGAGGTAATCCTGGAGGTTCTACATCTTTTCTTTGGGATAATACATTAGGTAGATTATTTGTTGGAGTTTTTTTTCCAAGTACAGCAACTTTACAAATAGGAGGTACCGCTGAAATTAATGGCAATTTAACTGCTAATATTGGAATACTTAATCAAGTAAAGTCAGTTGGTAGTGGTGGAATATCTTTTAATGCAAATGGTGGAACACAAATAGCTTTAATGGGTGCCGGTGGTGGTGCAAATATGACTTTATATGGTGGTTTAACTGGAACAAGTGCTAATTTTAGTGGTAATTTAACTATTGACACAAATACTTTATTTGTAGATTCTACTAATAATAGCGTTGGAATTGGAACAATTACTCCAAGTGATGTATTAGATGTTCAAAAAAATCAAAACGCTATTACAAATTTTTACTTAAGAAATACAGATACTACAAATGCTTCAAGTAGAGCTTATTTAAATTTAATAAGCGGTACAACATCTTTAGTATTTAAAGCTCTTAATGCTGACCACTCATTTATAGATGCTTCAAGTGATTTATATTTTCAAAGTGCTGGTAGCGTTAAAATGATTATTAGAAATAGTGGAAACATTGGAATTGGTACAAGCGTTCCAACTTTTCAATTACAATTATCAACAGATAGTGCTGCAAAGCCTACAACTGCTTTATGGACTATTGCCTCGGATCAAAGAATAAAAGAAAATATAAGTCCATATACAAAAGGTCTAGAAGAATTACTTAAAATTAATCCAATTATTTATGATTATAATGGATTAGGTGGATTTAAAAAGGGTAAAGGCGGTGTAGGTATAATAGCACAAGAAATAATGAAAATATTACCTGATAGTGTAAATTCTGTTAAATTAAAATTGTATGAAACAGATGAACAAGAAAGTGATATATTAAATTTTAACGGACACGAATTAATATATATATTAATTAATTCAATTAAAGAACAACAAACACAAATTGAAGAATTAAAATTATTAATTAATAAATAAATGGAAACAACAAAGGCATTAGAAATTATCAAAGCACTAATTGATGAATCAATTAAAAAAGGTGTTATTGGTAATATAGAAACAGCAGTTCAAGTAGCTGAAGCGTTTGGAACTATTGTAAAAGAAATTCAAAAAACGGCATCTAGTAATGAATCATAATGATAATAGTATATTAGGGAGTGTAGCCAGTGTAGGTACTTATCTATTAAGTATTAACCAAATTAACGCATACGCGTCTTTATTTTTGGGTTTACTATCCGGTGTAAGTTCTATATATACTATTATCAATATTTATCAAAATAAAAAACAAAAGAATGAAAAATCGTAAAACAACAATATTTGGTTTATTAGCTGCAATAGGCGGTTATTTTGCTACGGCTGGAACTGGTAAATTACAAATTATAGGACAAGCGGTAGCTGGTTTATCTACATTTTTACTTGGTAGTGTAGCGGCAGATAGCAAAAAAGACAATTAAAATACTATGACCAGGGATAAGAAAATATTAGCTGGTATAGTTATAACTACAATAGTATTAATGATGTTACGAAAAAAAATAGCTACGGCTTTAAATAATACCCCTTTTGGTGTAATTAGCGACAAGTTATTTAATGTAATTTCAAAATTTGAAGGATTTATTGCAGTACCAGTATGGGACTACATGCAATATAGCGTAGGGTACGGAAGTGGGTATAATTGGGATGAGAAGCGTCCAGTTATTAAAACTGATATTATTGACAAAGAAACGGCTAAGCGTTGGTTATTATTAGAATCTAAGGAAAAATATGCTTTTGTAATGTCAAAAGTGAAAGTGCCTATTACGGATAACCAATTATTAGCTTTAGCTAGTTTTACTTATAATGTTGGGGATAATGCTTTTGCTAATAGTACTTTATTAAAATTGCTTAATAATGGTACAAATAAGGACATTGTTGCACAGCAATTTGATAGGTGGGTTAATGCTGGGGGTAAAGTTAATACCGGCTTACAAGGACGCAGAAAGGCTGAAAAGCAATTATTTTTATCATAGGGGTTTGATTTGCATAGTTGGTGTAAGAAGGGGAGTTTTTACTCCTCTTTTTTTATGTATATACGCTGATAAAACTTTTTAGTACTTTTTTCGTATAAGTTATAATAGTCGGCATCAATGGATCTAGCAAAATTTGTAAAATTGTTAATATTAGCAATATTATGATATTTCCTAGTTGGTGTGTTATTAGCCATAAAAACAATAGCTGTATAGAGTATTTTAGCCATTTTTAAAGGGTTTATCTACTATTGTAAAGTATCTGTTATCTTCTTGTTTAAGTGCTTTAATCTTACCTTTTATAATCAATGGAGCAATGGCTCGTAAGATAGTTAAAGGTTTCCACTTGGTAATATCTTGCAAATCCTTAATACTAACTACTTTACGTTGTAAAATAATAAAATAAATTTTTGTTTTATTAGTCATTTTTAGTATTTTTATACTGAAAAAAGTTAGAGTAGGCAATCATTTGTCTATTTTATAGTCAGCCAAGTAACGCCCTAAAAAGCATTACTTGGTTTTTTTTTGACTACAAACTAACCATTAGTATTTTGTAATTTTTATTTTTTTAATAAAATGTTGAAAAATTGTTATAATAACAATCCATATAGCACATATAATAGCGCAAGGAAGTAAAATAAAAATTAAATATAAGCGTTTTAAAAATATCATAATTTATCTATTTACAATTTTATAAAAAACAATTTTAGCCAATTCCCAAATAATTATAATTAATATTATTTTCATAAAAGTTTAAAAAGTTAGAGTATTTTATAATTGTTTTGATTATCCTTTACAATGTAGTTTTTACTTATCCATATTTTAATTAAGTTTTTAGCAAAGGCTTTACTGGTGGCGGTGCGTTCTATAATTTCACTAGATATATCCTGATACGGCATAGGAAAGGTTACAATTTGATGTAATAATCTTTTGCTTTCTATTTCATCCAAGTCAGTAGCTTTTTTACCCGGTGCTGTTTTTTCTTGCTCAGTTTCTACTTGCTTAAATATACCTTGAAAATTCATTAAAGTAACTGGTTCAAAATCCGAATCACTACGCATAAAGCGGCTGGATAGTACATAGGTGTTTTTATCTTTGTCTTTTGTAATATCAAGCGTACTTTGTGCAAATCTATCACTAGCACTACCAATGTGTCCAGTAGTGGCTAAATTGCTTTTTGACTGGTGTAAAACTGATATTAGTAAAATATTGTGCTGTTTAGTTATTTTTTTTAACCATTTAGTCAATAAACTACTTTCTTTTTCATCATTTAAGTTTACCAATAAATCCAAAAGTCCGTCAACTATTAAAATAGCGCAGTCCTCGTTGAGTTCAAGGTAGCGTTCAATCATTTTACAAATTGCTTTACTACTATCCTCTCGCACCTGATACGCATCAAAATAGGGTGGCAGTTCATTTAATTCAGCAAAACCTTTGATTTTATTTATAGTTCTGTAAAAATCATAATCGCTGCTTTCCGTATCAATTAAACATATCTTTTTGCGCCCTATTGGGGATTGCAATTTCATTGTAAAAATATCATAGGTATTAAATGCGCTACTTATCATAGCGCAAATAAAAGTTGATTTCCCGGCTTTTGTTACGGCAACCCCGAAAATATACAAAAGTTTTGGAGTGAGCCTATATGTTTACCACCAATGGTAAATATAATATTTTCCTTACTAGGTATAAAGTTGGGGTTGTATTTGCGTTTTAAAAGTAATTCATCAATGCTTATCTTATAGTCAGTATTTTCCACATTTATAAATTTTGGTATAAAGCACATATTAGGAAAGCAGTAGTTAATATTACTACGGCTTGTCCGTTAGCGGTCAAAAATAGCCATTTGATTGCTTTTGTCATTGTTTAAATATTTAATTTTTTCATCTAATTTTTCTAAAAATGTAATAGCTTGTTCAATACTTACATCCATTAAAACAATGTCTAATTCGTCTAAATTATTCATTGTTTTAGTTTTATAAATTTCAAGTGCAAAATGTTCAATTTTAGATATTCCCGGGATCGGCACAATTAAGCGTTGAAAATTATCTTGTAGTGGTACTACTGGATAAGCTGGTTGAGTTAAATTGTTCATAGTTTTATTTGGTTAAGTAATCAATATGATGTTTAGCAGATGATAGGGTTATATGTTCGGACATATCAAGCGCAAAAATATAAATACTTTTTTTATCGTCAACTATTATAATATAATTTTCATAAAATATTTTACGCATAATTATAAATTTTTTAAGTGTTGATTTAAACTAGCAATATCCTTATTATACTGGTCAATACTATCCTCTAATATGTTAGCAATTTCATTAGGTAAATGAAAAGGCAGCATATCATTTGTTATCCATATTAATTCCTCATAATCATTTTTACCAGTTACAGATAAAAGGATAGAAACATTACGATAAGGATTTTGCTGGTAAATTTGTACCAGCATATCCCTTTTATTTACAATTTTTTGAATTTCAAGTAATACAGCGTTGGTACTACTCAATGAGTTAAAGTGCATCATTTTTTAAATTTTATAGTCAGTAAAATAATATAACGATATAAAATAAATACTTATTATTGATATTACCAATAATATTTCTTTTTAAAGGTCAAAAAAGTTAAAATAATAGTGTTTCTAGGGGTATTTCTATTTTATTTATTTTTCTAGTCGTTCGCTAAAGGCGAAGCGATAGCAAAAATAAATAAAAATAAAACAAGAATGTACATTTACCCGAATTTTTTTTCCACAATGCCTAAAATTTAACATTTTAGAGCATATTTTAGTCATTTTTAGGCTTAAAATAGCCATAACAAATAAATAATTTGTTTATTTCAATAATTGCACTAATTTTATAGCAATTACAATTTATGGGCAAAAACTGGTGGATAATTCCGGCTTCAATAGTTGGTTATATACTTTACAAAAAATATGTTCTATCTAGGACATTTTCAGTTTTTTTTAAGACAATAGATTTTAGTACTATGTCTTTTTTGAATCCTACTATTAATTTAGTAGTGCAAGTAAACAACCCTACTGATATTACAGCAGAAATACAAAATATAAAAGGCGATTTATATATTGATAATAGCAAAGTTGGATATGTTATTGGAATTACGCCAACAACATTGGCAACTGGTAGTGCAATTTTGAGAATACCAGTAACATTGTCCTATACTGGTGTAGGTGATTTAATTAAAAATATTAATACTAAAGGTTTTAAATTAGTTTTTAAGGGAAGTATAATGATTGATTTAATTACATTACCATTAGAATTTGAGTATAATATATGATTAGTAAAAATGCGGTGCTACAAAAACTAGCACCATTTACAAATTTTAAAAAAGTATTGATAGATGACCAAAATACTAACGATATTATACAAGGCATATTAGATAATCACGATAATTATCAAAATGAATATGATAAGATAAGTGAGATGTTTATAGGTAGTAATGAAGTTGAAACGGCAAATAATGTTTTTGATTTTTTAAAACAAAATGTTCCGTACTACATTGAACCAATAGAAAAACAAACATTGCGTTCCCCCAGCGCAATTTTGTCAATGAAAATGGGTGCAGATTGTAAAAGTTATGCTAGTTTTATTATTGGCGTAATGAGTAGCTTAAATAGGAAAGGAATTTTTTTAGTACCACTAGCTTATAGATTTGCTAGTTATAGATATGATACAAAAGAACCTCAACACGTTTTTGCAGTATTATATCCTGGTACAAAAAATGAGATATGGGTAGATCCAGTACTTGCCAAGTTTGACCAAAGAAAAGAACCAATATTTATAAAAGATAAAAAAATAAAAATGGCACTAATTGCAATGTCGGGAACGGCAACACAAACGGGAACATCACTACAAGAAATGGAAAGATATAGGGATAAATTAGTAAATATGCGTGATAAATATCTAAATGCTGGAGTATTAACATATGGCAGCAGTAAAGAATTAGAATTTAAAGTAGCTATTAATAAAGTAACCGAAGCAATACAAAATGCAAGTATTAATGGTATAGGTCAAATTTCCCAAGAAGTAGGCGCAATAGATTGGAATAATATTTTTGGAAAGTTAATTGAAACAGCACCTAAATTTATACCTCAAGGCGGTGGCGGACAGCAACAAAATTTTCCTACATCTAATTTACCACAGCCTAGTACTGGTTTAAGTACTAATACTTTGTTATTATTTGGAGTTGGTGGACTAGCTTTATATTTTATTTTAAGAAAAAAATAAATGTACTATTATAATAATTATATAGGTTTTAAACAAGCTAGTAAGCAAATTGGTATTGTACCAATTTCAGTTGCAACTGGTGGTGCTGCATTGCCAATTACTGCCATTATTGATGTTGCATTAATAGCTGTACCTTTTTTAATTAAAATGTTTGAAAGTGATGCCGCTAGTTATAATAAATTTATAACTAACTTAAATAGTCAAATACAAAATCAAGACGCACGTCAAAGATTAGGTACAATAATTGCAACCGGAATTAAATTAAGTAATACTTCTAAAATATCTATTGTAAATAATGCTTTTATTTATAAAGTAGCTGATATATTTATATGGTATAGACAAAACTATCCAAATGATTATCAAACTTTATTACCACAAGACAAACAATATTTTAATGATACAATATTATCTTTAAAAAATAGAATAACAAGTGCAAGTGTAAAGGCAAATTACGATAAAGCAATGTTTACTAATACTGAAATAAATTATATATCTAGTCCATTACAAGGTGCTTCTAATATATTAAGTAATCTTACAAAAAATCCTACTAGTTTACTTTTATATGGTGGTATTGGTTTAGGACTATTATTACTATTAAAAAAATAAAAAAAATATGAAAAAAAGAAATTTAATTTTTATTGTTGGTGGTTTAGGTTTATTGTATTATTTTTTTATGCGCAATAAAAGTGCATCTATGCTTACAAATGAGATTAAAAAAGATACATATCCAATGGGTTTAAAAGAATTAGATTTAGTTGCAAATAGCGTAGAAATAGCACAATTATATCAAGGAAAATTAAGACCACTAACGGCAGCTTACGTAAATAAATTTTTACCTAATAGTTGGGAACGTACGATTACAATTCCGGATGTAGTTTATAGAGAAATACCAAGAGGCGCGCTTTTAGACATCTAACTTTTTTAACCTTTATAAAATAATACAATGACAGCGGCACAAAAAACAGCAAAGGATAAATTTAAAAAAGCTATTGCGTATAGACAAAAAACTGGCGTTTCTTTAAAGGAAGCGTTTGCACACATATACGGAAAGAAAGTTGGAGCAGTAAAGAAAAAAGCAGCCGCAGTAAAAAAAAGGGTAGGAGCTTTACCAGTAGGATTTAAAGGTAGTATTTATGATATTGGTTTTAAAATAGTTAATCAATATGATATTTACAATGATGTAAGCGCAATAATGGAAGATAGTGATACTGGTAGTAGAATAGTTACATTTGACGGCAAAGGAAGTCCAAAAGATAAAGCAGAAGCTATTGTAAGTTATATAAGTAAAGCAACAAATGTACAAGGCGGATATAGAGATGATAAGCAATTATATAGCAGAATGTTAAAATTTGCTACTAATATGCAAAAAGAAGTAAAAGATTTTAACGCTGGTAAAAAGAAAACTATAAAAAAAGAACCACTAAAAATAATAGCACCTAAAACAAGTACTAAAATGCCTATTAAAAAGAAAGTAGTAAAGAAAGCAGCACCTAAAAAGAAAGCAGCTAAAAAAGTAGTACGTAAAGTAGTAAAGAAAGCAGCACCTAAAAAGAAAGCAGTTAAAAGAGTTGTAAAGAAAAAATTAACTAGATTAGATTATGATAAGCGATACCAAGCTTTAAAACCGGGTAAGCGCACTAGTGCTAGTGGCAATACTTATTATGAAAATAGAGCAAATCGTAGTGATCGTGGCAAGTTATTAGGAATTAAAAAGTATAATTATGAACAATTAGATAACATACGATTAACAAGAGTAAATAATGATAATAACGGAAATCCTAGATATGTAGTACATTTTTTAGATTTTCTAAATAATGAAGAAAATAGTTTTTTACCATTTAGCAAAAAATATGAATATGCTTTAAAAAAAGCAAAAATTATAGGTGGTAGAAAATTTGATAACAAACAATTTGGAGGTGGAGTTGTATTTCAAAGTTATAATACTGATAATTTAAAAGAACAAATTGTTGATGTTATGGAAACAACTCCTAAAATTAAATATTAATAACAATTTTCACAATAATTAAAAAACAAACAAAATGGCAAGAAGAAAAAAAGCAACTAAAAGACGCACAACTAGACGCAGAATGTCTGGTATCGGTGCAATGGGTAGTCAATTAACTAGTGCAGTTTATACAATCGCTGGTGCGGTTGCCGCTGGTGCAGTAGCTAAATTTTTACCTTCTACAATGAACGAAAAACTAAAAGCAGCAGTTCCAGTTGTAGTTGGTGTAATGTTACCAAAATATTTAAAAGGTAATATTGGCGCTGGACTTGGTGCTGGTATGGTAGCCGCTGGTGGTCTTAAATTAGTACAATCATTTGGTATCTTAAATGGTATCGGTGCTTATACTGGTTATCAAGTTCCACAAGTAGCCGGTTATTATAACAACGCCGGAATGGTAGATACTAGTTATATGACACCAGCAATCGCTGGAATGGATGAGGAAGGATGTTAATCTAACTTTTTACACTTTTAATAATAAATAAAATAAAATACAATGGCAACAGCAATGGGTTCAAGAATGGTATTTGAAAATGCAAAGGCATTAGTAAGATCATTAGGATATGGCGTAGACCAAGCGGTTTTAACGCAATCTTATTTACGTAGTGAGGTAGCTTTATCTACTTCTATTGCAAATTATCATATACCAGTATTGGTAAATGATACTCAAAATGGTTCAGTTCGTGTAAACGAAAAACGTCTTAATTTACAAGATATTTTTGTAGCAAGTGAAATTTCAGTACAAATTGGAGTTGGTGCTGGTACATCTACTAAAGCACCTTTATATACTTACCCTAATGGTGTAGTATTTACTTCTGCAACTGATGATGATTTATGGAGTATTTACAATGGTTTTTTAAATTTAACAATAAATAATCAACAAGTATTACCAGCTTGGGATGTTTATCGTCATTATTGCGCGCCACAAACACAAGGTGGTGTTGGTATTACGGCTCAAACAGTATTCCCAGTAGATCAAAATGATGCCAGTGCTGATTCATTTTATCCAGTAGAGCCTGGTATTGTAATGAATGGTGCTGCAAATATTAATTTCCAATTAACAGCTAACGGCGCTCCAGCTTCAGTTTTATCTAATAGCTTTATTTGTGTTATTCAACGTGGTATCTTATTACAAAACGTAACTACCGTTAAGTAAAAATATGCTTTTGCGAAGCTAAACGCTACTGCCAGCGGTCAGTAACTACCGCTATTTTTTAAATTTTTAAAAATAAAGATATGCGTATCAAAAGATTTCAAGTAATTGAGGTGCCAGTACCAAGCGGAAGCACCTTGACATTCTTTTCTATACCTGACCAGCCACAGCTACGTAATGCTAAAATACAAGGTATTCAAGTTTATACGCCTACTGCAATTACAAAAACGCCATTAAGCGGAGCAACGCCAACAACTTTGGCTGACCTTAAGCAATCGTATTTGACATTGTATCAAGGTGATTTACAAATTTTGTATAGGTTACCATTGTTATCATTAAACAATATTTCGGATTTAACTAGTCCTTTTGTGTTCGAATTACCCGAAATGAATGATATTGATATTAGCTGGACAAAAAGTAGTATTACAACTTCAACTGCACTAGCAACAACTGGAGTAACGTATAGTTTCGGAATTTATTATTATTTATAATATAGTTTTTATGGCAGTTCAAAAGGCAATGACAACTGGAACTAGCGGAGTAATGGATTGGTTTGACCGAAATGCAACCAGTCCTTACTATTCCGTTTGTGAAATTATCAGCCCAACAAAAAAAGAGTTATTATTTTCTTGTAATGAGGATAGCGTTGATAATGCTAGGCGCATACTAGAAGAAAATATATCAGCGTTTGAACAAAACGGAGTTAATACTTTATATGCTCTAATCTTACATCCTAAAAAGGATAAGACCGGATATATAACTATGAATACGCCTTCTCACGCTATGTTAAAATTTCGACCAGCAGAATTAGAACAACCAGTTTACGGAGTTGGTGCATATACTGGTAGCGGTGGCGGTAATAATAGTTACGCTATGGAAAAAATAATGGATAAATTGAATATGCTTGAAAGTAGATTAGCGGCAGCCGAAGAATTTGAAGAAATTGAACAACCGCCACAAAGCCCAATTAATGCTATGTTAAGCAATCCCCAAGTACAAGAGGCTTTAATTAGCGGCTTACTCGGTGTGGTAGGTAATATGTTAAATGGCGGCAAACCGATAAATGCAGTTGCTGGTATAGGTAGTATAAATGACGAAGCAATTATGATTTTAGATAGTTTAATGAAAAAAGGAGTTAGTATAGAACATTTAAAAAAATTGAATGCTATGACTGACAGCAAATTGCAAAATTTATTAATAATGTTATAATGGCAATAGATAAAGATACACAAAAGCTTTTATTATACGCTGGTATTGGTGCTGGTGCTTAT